TTGTCTAGTTGCAACCCAGCAATTGATCAAGCCTTTAATAATGAAATATTAGATGAAACTCTTGATGATCCTGCGGTTAAGGCACAACTAGGTGTAGTTCATAGTGAAGAAGATTCTATGGAAGAATATCCTACAGAAGAGTTTCAACCACATGTTATGGTTAATCCACAAACAGGTGAGCAACGCACAGTTGAATCTATGGAACAACACTTGGCATTGATGGCAGAAGGTTGGACACATCTTGACGATTAATCGTAAAGCACCAAACGACATAGATCCTTCACTGATTGAGGTTCAAGAAGCCCCAGTGGAGGATCTTGTAAAAGAGTTCAAGTATCGAGTAAAAAGAACTCCAGTACATTTTCGTGTGCTGGAACTGGCCAAGACTTACTACGAGAACAACGAAAAGTTTATGATAAAGAAAAACAGAGCCGCAGCCAAACGTGCTCGTGATGCTTTGTTAGAATTACGTGAACTTTGTAGAACCCGTCGTATTGAGATTCAAGCAGAACTTAATACTTGGGAAAAAGGAGAATTTCTATGATAGAAAATATTATAGACTTTTATGTCATGTGTTTTTTATTTTTAGTGTTCTTACCTTACATGGGAGCAGTCAAATGAACGCATATCCAAAAAGAGGTTCTCGCACAAAGAAGAACCGCAACAAGAAGAAAAAGTCATAATCTAATTCGTTTTAGAAGATAAGACTAAATATTCTTACTATACTGATTAATCAGGACGGTGAACTCTATACCTTAAGGAGGATTTATGATAGAAGAAAACGGAACTGGTTCCACTGTTGACACGAGTGACTTCACGACAGAAACCCAGGTAGGAAAAACATTTACCCAAGAGGACGTAGACAAGTTCGTCCGTGAACGACTGGATCGTGAGAGAAAGAAGTTCAGTAAGCAATTTGAAGGTATTGATGTAGAAAAGTATCGTTCACTAGTTGAAAAAGAAGAAAAGATTCAACTTGAACAGCAGGCAGCAAGAGGCGAATTTGAAAAAGTTCTCCAGTCAACTGTTAGCAAAAAAGATACTCAGATTCAAGAACTTCAGAAACAGTTACAAACTATCAAAGTGGATGGTTCACTATTATCTGCGGCAAGTGCTAACAAGGCGGTTAATCCGCAACAAGTAGCAAGATTGCTTAAAGATCAAATTCGTTTGAATAATACAGGCGAAGTTGAGATTGTAGATGATACAGGTACTGTCCGTTATACAGACTCTGGTTCTGCGATGGGTGTAGAAGATTTAGTAAGTGAATTCTTACAAACAAATCCGCACTTTATGTCAGCAGGTCCTAGTGGTTCAGGATCACAAGGTTCAGTGGCTAATGCGGCTGGATCAGCAACGGGTAAAGTGGATGTTTCCAAACTAGATATGGCCAAAGCCGGTGATCGTGCTTTGTACAAACAAATGATGAAGTCCAAAAGTCATTAATCAATAGGAGAATATAATGGCATACCCATCAAATAGCAATACAAATATTAACAGTGAATTATTCACTAACCTCGTAACGGCTGCTCAATTTGCCGCATACGAAAACTCAGTTGCTCGTCAACTAGTTACTGTTTTCGACGCACCAGCAGGCGCAGGTAAAACTTTACAGATCCCAACATGGGCCGGTATCACTGCTCAACAAATCAGTGATGAAGCAGCCGCAACTGCTAAGACTACAAACACTACTTCAGTGACAATGGGTCTTATCGAGCACGTTGTTTACCACCAAGTGACTGACATGTTACGTGACAGTTCTTTCAGTGATGTTATGAGCCAATTGGGTGACCAATCAGGCCGTGCTATTGCTGAGTCAATGGACGACCAAGTGTTTGACTTGTTTACAAGTTTCACAACTGAAGTTGGCCCAGGTGCTGGTAACGAATTAACTGTTGCTCACTTGTTGAAAGCAGCCGCAACTTTACGTGCTCAAAAGTTGACTGGTCCTTTCTACGCAGTGCTACACCCATACCAAGCATTCGCAGTTAAAGATGCTTTAACCAAGACTATTGGTTACAATGGTACAGGTGCTGTTACTAACTACGGACAATCATTGTCTGGTGTTGGTGAAGGCGTTCTAAGCAACTTCTACATCGGTTCTATCGGTGGCATCCAAGTATTCGAATCTGCTTTAATCGCAGTTGACGGTTCTGGTGACTCAATTGGCGCAGTATTTGCTCCAACTGCTATCGGACACGCAATGCGTGGTGGTATCGATATGGAAACACAACGTCAAGCAGCCGGTCGTGCTACTGACGTAGTTGTTAAAGCAGTTGCTGGTGCTCAAATCATCAATGATGTACATGGCGTTAAATTAACATCTGACGCAACACTTTAATCTAATCACAAGTTAGATAGTGGAAAAGGCCTCTATAAGGGGCCTTTTTTTATCTCTGAAATAAATACAGTTGTAAAGAATCTCCTTAAGTTTTTTTACGGTTGTTTAATTATGTAGTGATGGCATAATCGCAATGAAAGGGTACAGGGTAATATCTGTACCCTTTTTCTATGGGTGGACTAAATAACATATCAGGGAAGAAGGACTTCCCACTTCCCCTTAGATAGGACTAACGGAGGCCCATTAGATGGCTACATTCGCAACATTAGCAAACCTACAGGAGTATGAACCTGAGGTTTTAGATTACGGAATCCCAAATTTCGACGACGCATTAGTCAAGGCTCAAGCCGACGTTGAAAGATTCTTACGTATCAATTGGTGGCCAACAAACAACCTTGGCAGATACGACATTACCATTGTAGGTAATTTTGGCCAAATGGATCCCGAACTGCTTAACCCAAGTCAACTAACTAGAGCCACAGTTTATTGTGCCCTCGGTTACTACATTTACCCACGCCTATCTAAGTTTGAACCTGATATGGACATGTTCCAAATCAAGTTGGATTATTATAAGAAAGCCTACGCAGAAGAGATAGACCTTGTGGTACGTGACGGTGTTGAGTATGATTACAATGATGACAACACATTCAACGCCTCAGAAAAGGAAACTAACTACTTCTTAAGATTAAAGAGGTAAGTTATGTCCTTCCGTGAACAATTCGCAGAAAACATCGTCAAAGTTCTAAAGGATATGGCGGATCCAAAGCCGATCCTTGTAACCCGTGATGCCTTTGATGTTGAAAAATTAGCCATTACACAATTCCCAGCAATTCTTGTTTCAACAGGACTTGAAGTTCGTGCTGACCACAGCATGGGCATCTACCGACAGTCCACTGTACGATATACACTTCGTGCTTTTGTCCGTGGCGGCAACAACAAGAACGTAGACAAACTACGCAACGAAATTATCGAACGCATTGAAGAAACTCTTGAACAAGATCGTACAAGAGGCTCAGGCGACGATAGTACACAAACTCAATTAATTCAAATTAATGTACCGGATAGATTTCCACCACTAGGTGAAGCAATCATTGAAATCAATGTCCGATACAGATATAAAAAAGGAGTAGTCTAATGAGTAATATTTTAATTAAGGGTGACGAAACTGTAACAGTTAAAGATCGTTATCTAAACAAGTTTCTAAGTCAGGGATGGGTGTTAGCATCTGAACCTGCTCAGAAGAAAGTCAGCAAGAATGTCATTAAGGCCTCTGCTGATGTTATTGAGGCAGGAGCCTCAGAAGAGGTTAGTCCTCTAAGTCTAACGCCAAATACATCTAAAGGAGAATAATTATGGCAACATATGAAGGTAGCAACGGTAAAGTAATGGTAAAGAGTGGTTCAGACACTCTTACAGCAGTGGCCGCAGTTCGCACTTGGTCAGCAACATTCACACGTGAAACAGTTGAAGACACCAGCATGAACAACGCAGGTTATAGAACACACAAGAAAGGTTTACAATCTTGGGAAGGTTCTATGGAAATCGTTTATGACGACACAACTGCCGCAGTAGTTCAAACAGCATTAAACCCAGATACAGATACAGCAGTATCAGTTGAATTGTATCCAGATGAGGCAGTAACAGCAACTAAGTTCGGTGGTTCTATCATCGTTACTGAGTTCAGTGTAACTTCATCATACGATGGTTTAGTAACAGCAAGTGTTTCATTCACTGGAACAGGCGCACCAAGTTCAGCAATCATCTCTGCTTAATTATGATTCAAGTCAAGGTACAAGTTATTGGTGATCTAAATCTAACAGGATTAAGTTCCTATGTAGATCAAGTCATCACGAAACTTGTACCTGATATACAATCAGAAATAGCAAGAAGAACGCCAATTAAAACTGGACAAGCAAGACGAGGATGGAATACTAGAAAGGCTACAATTGAGAACAAAGTTCCTTATATTGAACGCCTGGAAGGTGGCTATTCTCGTCAAGCACCAAACGGCTTTGTACGACAAGGTATAAATGCTGCCATTAACAAAATAGGAAAAGTATAATGACAACCGCAACAGCAAACAAATTAAGTGCTATTCAAAAAGCACAAAAGCATTACCAAGTACGTCTTAACGGCGAACTAAAGAAATATACTGTCGACGAGTGGGAACTAGATGTTTACTACCGTGACATCACAACATTAAAACAAGAGGCTAAAATTGTTGAACTAGCCCAACAGAACAAAACAGTCGAAGCATTGGTTGAAGCAATCATTGCCAAGGCATTAGATAAAGATGGTAAGCCATTGTTCACTAGTTACGACAAAGTAACATTGATGAATGAGGCTGATCCAAACGTGGTATTAGCATTAAGCAGAGTTCTAAATGGTGGTGATTTACCATCAGTGGATGATATCTCAAAAAACTAACTGGGGATGGTGACCTTTGGTTCACTATGTTTTTAGCCAAAGAGTTACATAAATCCCTGGAAGAGATAATGGAGATATCCACCTTAGAGATGCGTATGTGGGTTGCTTACTACAAAGTAGAAAAGCAACGACAAGACGAGGCTGCTAAGAAAAATAAGAGGAAATAGCCGTGGCAGAAAATTATCAAATAGTAGTTGAAGTAGTTAACAAAGCCAGTGCTACTCTAACTGAGATTAAAAATCAGTTAGGTAGTATTGGCACTGCGGCTAATTCCAACTTTAGTAGATCGGAA